GGTCATCAAGGCCGGCTACAGCGCTCGAGCCGCCGAGAACACCGGGCCCAGGTTGCTCACAGATGCTCGGGTAGCGGCGCTGGTCGAGCAGCACCGCGCCAAGGTGGTCGAGCGCGCCGAGGTGAAGGGCGCCGCTGTCCTGCAGGGGCTCAACAACCTGGCCCACTCCGACGTGCTCGAGCTGTTCAACGAGGACGGCACGCTGAAGCACCCGTCGCTGATGTCGAAGGAGATTCGCCTCGCCATCAAGAAGCTGAAGTTCACCGAGCTCTTCGAGGGCGCCAGTGGTGAGAAGTTCGTCGCCGGCCGCATTGTCGAGATTGAGCTGTGGTCGAAGGAGACCGGTCTGGTGAAGCTCGGGGAGAACCTCGGGCTGTTCAAGTCGGTGGCCGAGAAGAAAATCGACGAGTCGCTCGCCGAGCTGCTCGCCCAGGCCCGAGCCGGTGACGAGTGACGCCAGAGGCGCGCAAGCTCGCGGTGAAGACGCTGCGGCGGTACCTGCGTTCAGACGGAGCGCTGGTCTTCGTCATGGAGCAGTTCTTCGCCGACCTCCCTGCCACCACGCCGGCGCAGGACCGCCAGCCCGACGAGTGGCAGCGGGACATGTTGCTGGCCTTCGGGGCCGTCGACGCGGCCGGCAAGGCGAAGTTCCGCCGGATGCTCGCCATCGCCTGCAAGGGCCCGGGCAAGACGGCGCTGCTCGCGTGGCTGGGCCTGTACTTCCTGGCGACGCGCCCCCACTGCAAGGTGCCCTGCATCAGCATCACCGGTGGCAACCTCAAGGACGGGCTCTGGGCCGAGTTCGCCAAGTGGATGAAGCGCAGCAAGTTCTTGAGCGCCGCCTTCACCTGGTACGCCGAGCGAGTCGTCAACAACGAACACCCGGAGACGTGGTGGATTTCCAAGCGCTCGTGGTCCCCGGACGCGGACCCGACGCAGCAGTCCACTGACATCGCGGGCCTGCACGAGGACTACCTGCTGTGGCTCATCGACGAGTGCTCCGACATGCCGGATGGGGTGGTCGACGCTGCGCTGGCGGCGCTCTCGGGCGGCATCGAGACCCGGGTGGTGATGATGGGCAACCCGACCAGAACCGAGGGCCCCATGTGGCGAGCCTGCGGCGTCGAGGCGGAGCGCTGGCACGTTACCCGGATTACCGGCGACCCGGACGACCCCAAACGAAGCCCCCGCATCAGCCTCGAGGAGGCCCGCGCCACCATCGCGCTTCGGGGCCGGGACGACTACGCGGTGCGGGTCAACATCTTGGGGTTGTTCCCCGACCGCCAGGCCGACAAGCTGTTGGACCAGCGGGACGTCGAGGCGGCCCAGGAGCGCGAGCTCGAGCAGGCGGCCTACTACCGCGAGCCGAAGGTGCTCGGCTGCGACGTGGCTCGGTTCGGCGGCGACGCCTCCGTCATCTTCCCCAGGCAAGGCAAGGCCTGCTTCCGGGCGAAGGACTTCCGCGGCTTGGATACGGTGGAGTTCGCGGACCAGATAATCACCTTCGCCACCAACTGGCAGGCCGACGGTGGCTTCGTCGACGGCACCGGGGTGGGCGGCGGGGTGGTCGACAACCTCAAGGCCAAGGGCTTCGCCTACCTGGCGCACGAGGTCAACAACGCCTCCCGCGCCCTCGACGCCGAGCACTTCGAGAACAAGCGGGCCGAGACATACTGGCTGGCCGCCGAGTGGGTGAAGAAGGGCGGCGCACTCCCGAAGGACCCGATGCTGGCCGCCGAGCTGGCGGCCCCACGGTACTGGTACACCAAGAACCGCGTCTGCGTCGAGAGCAAGGACGACATCAAGGCCCGCCTGGGTAGGTCTCCAGACCGCGCCGACGCGTTCGTGCTCACCTTCGCCGGCACTATCATGCCCAGGTCGCGCTACGTCGGCGTCGGGCCTGCTCGCGAGCTCGTTACCGGCGTTGTGAGCCAGCACGTCACCGACCACTGAGGCGTCAATGGAAGAGAACTACCCGAAGAAGAACTCGAAGAAGGACCTGCTGGCGCGCTTCCAGGCGCTGAAGAGCGAGCGGCAGTCGGGCTGGGACCAACAGTACCGCGACATCGCCGACAACATCCTGCCGCGACGGGGCCGCTTCTTCACGAGCGAGACCAACAGCGCCACCTACTCGGCAGACCGCAAGCGCCTCATCCTCAACAGCAAGCCGACCGTGGCAGCTCGGACGTTGCGCGCCATCATGGTGAACGGGATGGTGTCGGCGGCTCGTCGATGGTTCCTGGGGGCGGTCGACAGCCTGGCGCTCAAGGAGGTGCAGTCGGTCAAGGACTGGGCGTATGAGGTCGAGCTGGCGATTCGCGACCAGCTGAAGAAGAGCAACGCCTACCAGTGCCTCGACAACGTGATGGGGGACCTGGGGAGCTTCGGCACCTCCGTGCTGTACGTCGAGGACGACCTGACGGACGGAATCCGATGCTACGTTTTTCCGGTCGGCAGCTATGTGCTGGCGTCGAACGGCAAGGGCGACGTCGACACCTGTATCCGCGAGACGTCGTGGACGGTGCGGCAGCTGGTCGACGAGTTCGGCGAGGAGAACTGCAGCAGCAAGGTGCAGGACGACTTCAAGAAGAAGCGCTACGACGCGCGCGTCGACGTGCTGCACTTCGTCGGGCCCAACCCCGACTACCAGCCCGGCATGCTGGGGCCGGCCGGGATGCAGTTCTCGAGCTGTTGGTTCGAGGCCGCCTCTGCCGGCGACACCGACGAGAAGTTCCTTCGCGAGGGCGGGTACGCGGAGGACCCGCTGATGAAGCCGCGGTGGAGCACGACGGGAGACGACACCTACGGGAGCGACTGCCCTGGCTTCGAAGCCGTCGGCGACGCGAAGGTGCTGCAGCTGACCTGCAAGCGGGAGGAGCAGGCGTTCGACAAGATCACCAACCCGCCGATGGCCGGGCCCACCAGCCTCATCGGCCAGCGCTCCAGCATCCTGGCGGGCGACATCACCTACGTCGACGTGCAGGCGGGCGGGCAGAAGTTCGAGCCGTCCGTCACCATTCCGCCGGCGGCGCTGCAGGCGTTCGCACTGAAGATTGACCGCCTCGAGCGCTCCATCGAGGCCGCCTACTACGCCGACCTGGCGCTGATGTTCCAGCGACTCAACCAGGGCCAGATGACGGCGACTGAAATCAACGCGCGCCAGCAAGAGCAGATGACGCTGCTGGGCTCGATGAACGAGAGGGCCGAGCGAGAGCTGCTGCGCCCGATGCTCTGGCGGATCTTCATGATTCTCTGGCGCAACGGCAAGCTGCCGGCGCCACCGGAGGAACTGGTGGGCAGCGAGCTGAAGTTCGACTTCGTCTCGCAGATTTCCCAAGCCCAGAAGCTGCTCTCGACCGCGAACCTCGAGCGGCTGCTGGCGATGGCGGGCAACATGGCGGCGGTCTTCCCCGAGGTGGTGGACAAGATCGACGCCGACCAGGTCATCGACGAGTACGGCGACGCGCTGGCGGTGCAGCCGTCGGTGGTGCGAAGCGACGACGAGGTCGAGGCGATTCGGGCCGAGCGGGCAGAGCGACAGGCCCAGGCTGAACAGGCGCAGCAGATGGCGGCGGGCGCCGAGGGCGCGAAGGTGCTCTCGCAGGCCGACACCAGCGGCGACAACGCCCTCACGCGGCTGCTGGGAAACATCACCGGCCAACCCCCGCCCGGCACGCCGCGGCAGTAGGGCCTGGGGGCTATCCACCTCTGAGGACAGTATTTGCGACCATGAAAACCAAGGTCCTCGCCGCCCTCGCCCTCGTTGCCGTCGCCACCTACTGCTTCGGGCTCCTCGGCCTGGTGGAGCCGAGCGTGCTCGGGTTTGCCCCGGGCGAGGCAGTGGCGGCGACGCCCAAGACGCGCATCACCGAGAACATCAGCCCCCAGCAGTTCCGGGACCTGTACCTCGAGCGCCGCGGCACCGCGACCTGGGACTTCCCGGCCTTGGGCGGCGGCGGCGTCAACTGTTCCGACAGCGCCACGCTGGCTGTGCCCGGCTGCGCGTTCGGTGACGTCTGTCTGGCGTCGACCGACCTGGGGATGGATGGCGGCAGCGCGGCCCTCTACCTAAACGCCACGTTCAGCTGCCGAGCCGTCAACAACGGTACCGTCTTCAGAGCCTGTGCGTGGGCGGCTGACGCCGGCACGCCTGGCACCATCGACCTGCCTGACGCCGGCCTCTTCGCCCGCTGCCTAAAGTGAGCGAAGAGCTCGAGGCCCAGGAGGCCCTGGCGGAGTCGTTGCGTGTGGCCCGCAAGGCTGACGCGCGGGAGGTGTTGGAGTCGCCGGCCGGTCGCCGAGTGCTCGAGCGGGTGCTGTTCGAGTTCGGCGGACTCCAGGCCCAGAGCTACGCGTCGACCGAGCTGCAGCTGGCGCGCGACACCGGCCAGCGGGACGTCGGGTGCGCGCTGGACCGAGAGCTCGAGCAGCTCGCGCCGGAAGGATGGGCGCGGATGCACGCGGAGCGCATCGAGCGCCGGCGGGCAGCGCCGCGAGACCCGAAGCCCAACAAGACGGACCAGTAGCGGGGGCTATCCACCTTCCCAGCCAGAGTTCCACTCGACGATGACGACTCCTTCCACGACAGCAGCGGCGGCTTCACCGGTCACCACCACCTTGGGCGCCGCGGCGGTCGAGACCAAGGCGGCTGGTGCGGCCGCCGGTGTCGTCGAGACCAAGGCGGACGCGACGGTCGACCAGGCGAAGCTCGAGGCCGACAAGGTCGCCGCTGAGCTGGGCGGCAAGCCGTTCACCGACCTGGCGCAGCTGAAGCTCGCCGACGGGGTTCAGCTGGACGAGTCGCTGATGAAGGAGTTCCTGCCGGTCGCCAAGGAGCACGGGCTCACCGCGAAGCAGGCACAGGCGCTCATCGAGTTCGACGCCAAGCGGGCCAGCGCGCTCGAGGCCAACCGGAACGCCGCGAAGGAGGCGGCGACGAAGGCGGCGGTCGAGGCGCTGAAGGCCGACAAGGAAATCGGCGGCGCCAACTTCGACGCCTCGATGGGGCTCGCCCGCAAGGCGCTGGCCTACATCGGCTCGCCGGAGCTGAACGATGCGCTCGGGAGCATCGAACTCGCG